TCCCTCGATGTCTCTTTAATCTTATCCCAAATGATTTGAGCCAGTTGGATGTATTCGCGCCACGTGAATTTTACTTTGTTGCCTTCCAAGTGTACATTGATTTCACTTGCAAGTTCCGCAAAGTTCATTGAGTAGCAAGCCACGTCACCCATCGGCGACTTTATCCCATCTGCATTTTTCAATGCTTCTTTTAAATTTGTTTGCATGATTATTATTTTAACGATTAAAAAAACGTGTGATTAAAACGCCAAGATTTACACCTGTGATGCGCTTTATATTTTCAGCAATAGAATACAATTCAACGGTTGCAATTAAAAACGCTGCCATGTACGTAATGTTGAATGGAAGCGAAAATGTATTTCTTGCACCCTCGAAAATAAGGATACCACAAAAATAAACGACTATCTTTTCCATTGTGCGATAAAGTCCTTTGCTATTTATCTTTTGTTGTTCTTTTCTTGCGGCTATGATACCCGTTGCCATGTCGGCGAAAACAACGAAAACCGTAAAAATCAGGAATCCTTTAATCGGGATAAAGAAGGAAAAGACCCAGCCACAGCAAATGGCGTATGTTATCTTTTCCCATCCAAGGTGCAAAAAGTTGATTAAAGTTGTTTTCATTACTTTGTTTTTCTCAGGATTAATTTATTGTCAAAGTCTTTGAAAATATTTGCCTTGGTTAAATAAATAACCATTTTATCACCTTGATTTGGGTAATTTAAAATATACCCGTATGTGTCAGAAATGATAACCAAAGGTCTATTTAAAGATTCACCAATTTTAATCCTCAGGCTTCCCGCTTGATTTACAAATATTTCAGCCCCTGCCACAACTTTTACACCGTTGGTAATGGCTTGATAATTACCTGTCCAAAACCTTTTGAATTGTTCTTGCAAATAATCAAATGAGCCTTGTATTTTACCATTCGTTAATGACTTATCTAACTTGTTTGCGCTTGCGATAAACTTGTTTTGTCCCTCAAGTAAATTCAAGGCATCAGCCATTTTCCGTGCATCGTCAACCAAGTCGTTGGTAAGAAATGGAATAATTAAATTTGAATCAGCAAATATTTTTAAACTCGAATTGTCCGCATCGGTGATTTGCTTTACCTGCCAAACCGTATCAGGGTCAATAAATACCTTTTTAATAATGATTGTATCCTGACCAAAGGAAAACGCCGGGAAAAGGAAAAGGAATAATATTTTTTTCATGTGTTTTTATTTAATTGCAAGCCAAAATATTTTAACGCTTTTACTTGAAGCCTCTGTACCGTCTAAGTTCCATGCTTGCACGGAAAAGGTTGTACTATTTTTCGTGTAAACCTCAAATAATATTTTATTACCCCCACCAATACCAGCCGAGGTAATTATAACCGATGAAGGATTTGAGCCAAGTCCATGAGTAACGGTAAATATCGCCGAGGGTGTCCCTGTTGTTGCCGTGGTTTCACCCCTTGTCATTAACCCCGTTTGCGCCACCGTTGTAACCTCGCCCACCACGTTGCTCCCGTCTTTTCCAAGTAAACTTGTTGGCGTCGCCGTGGTTGTGGATAAAGTTACCGCGCCTGATATTGTCCCTCCAGTTTTTGGGTAATAAGTTGAACCAGCTGAAGAAGTAGTTAAATAGTCATTTCCGTCAACCGTTCCATCTGCTTTTAAAAATTCCGTAAATGAACCGCCTGATTTTATAAAACTATTTGCAGTTACGTTACTTGATACACCAACCGTGCCGTTTACCTCAAGTGTTCGAGTTGGCGCGTTTGTCCCAATACCCACCCTGTCCGTTGAGGCATCCACGAAAACCATATTTGCGTTTCCGTCGCTTTCAATGCGCGTGTCAAAGTCGCCAGAACCTTCGTTTAACACCGTGGCATTGTTTACGGTGAGTGCGCCTGTCAATGTCGTTGCACCTGTAACGCCGAGTGTGCCATTCATATTTATATTTCCAAATTCATTTATAGTCATAGCAATTGTTGGAGTTTCCGTATTATAAGATGTTTGAAAATGCATTCTTCCAGCCCACGTTCCAATTGTTCCAACACTACCAATGAATAAATCTCTATTTGGAGATACATCAGTTGTTTTAAAATATCGTGTTCTTAATCCAGAATATTGTGAACTTGAACCAAAAAATATGTCTCCTATTGAATTAATAGTTGAACTTAAATTTATACTTGTTCCCGTCAACCCTCCCGTCAACGTCCCCCCTGTCAATGGCAAATAAGTTGAAGCCGCCACGCCACTACGCAAGTAATTTGTAAGCATGGAAGCCGTGTCGCTTATGTTTACCTTTAAATTCAACGCCGTTTGCGTTGCCGTTGATATTGGTTTATTAGCATCCGAAGTATTATCCACATTCCCTAGGCCAACCATACTTTTCGTTATCCCCGAAACCGTACCCGTGAAGGTTGGTGAGGCTAAATTTGCTTTTAACGCAAATCTAGAAGTTAAATTTAATTGATTTGTATCTGATTGAGTAAACAAAAAAGACGTATCAGTATAATTTAATTTAGCCGCAAATCTGGAAGTTAAATTTAATAATGATGTATCAGCATCTCGAAAGTAATTTGTAAGCATGGAAGCCGTGTCACTTACCAAAAGTGTTGGCGTTGTATCGCGCCAAAGTCCACTTTTATAATACAAAGATGAATTTTCAACTGGTGAGGTAATTGAAAGATCATGAAGCTCTGATAATTTATAACCCGATGCCACGCGTATGGCGATTGTTCCGTTGTTTACCGATGAATTAATACAAAATCCAATAGGCATATCAATGTTAGGCGCAATTGGTTCAATATCTGTCCAAACACCTGCCACCGTTGGCGAAGGGTAAAGGATCGCGCCAGCCGCAAAGGTATCAGTATTAACCTGCCTTATTTTGCCAAATGAAATAACATATCCATCCTCACCGTTGCTTAAATCATGTGCCGTTATTCCAAGTAAATATTTTGCATCTATTGAGCCGTTGGCGATAAATTTAGCAACGGTTATTCTACCACTTGCCCCAACCGTGCCATTGGCATAAACAAGGCTTCCTTTGGTAATCGTTGCGCCTGTTTGATTCTTAACAAGCCAAAAGTTTTTAAATCCAAGTTCGTTGGGTACATTGTCATTTAATCCAAGTACCACCGTCGCCAAATCACTGTCCCAACGCATTTTTGCCGTGTCGACGTTGTTTGTTGGAACACCAACATTGAAAAACAAGGAGTCCACGGGCTGGGTGAAATTGTTATTTATTATAATTGTATCGCCGTTGCTAAAAACCCAGCCTCCCTTTGTTTTAATGTAATTATACTGAATGTTATTTACTGTATCAAGAATAAAATAAGCGTTATTTAAACCACTTGATTTTATTGCAACCGTATCCGTCGCCCTTCCACGGTAAACAAGCCCGTCGCCCGTGGTTTGAAAACCAAGGCGTTGTTTGTTTCCCGTTGCTGGGTATTGGGCGAATAGGCTGAGGGAAAGGAATAAAAAAAGAATTGAAGGCAAAGTTTTTTTGCCTCCAATCTTCTTGATTATGCTACTCCCCAGTTTAAGCAATACTTGTTCCACCAATATTTCACCAACGCGCCCCAATGTTTTCAGGAATCGCCTTTCTTTTCTTTGTTTTATTTCTTTCATAAAATTCATAAAACTATTCCCATCGTGTTATAAATGTCAAATATTTCTTCATCCTCATTACAAGTCGCCTCAGGACAACCAATCGCACTTGGAACAAAGCCTATTAAATTAGTTGCGCAAGTACACAAATAATCTTTGATTCTTTTTTTCTTTACTCCAAGCCTTTGAAGCATGGTATCTTGATAGAATTTTAATCCATCAACCCCCACGTTTTGCCCGTACTCGTTATCCAATGTATATAAGCCATTTGTACCAAGTTGCATAACCATATAAGGTGCTGCTTCGTATAACACGGCGTTTGCGCAAAAGGATTTTAAATGATCATTCCATAATGCTTGATAAGCCGTGGACGTGAAGGCGGTTGAACTTCCTTTGTCCGCAACCAGGGCATCGTAAAAAGTTAAGCCTATCGCTGGAACAATCCATTGAAACTCCGCATCTTGAATGTGAGGGCTTATAAGGCTTTTGTCAATCCTTATATCTGCTGGTGTTGGTCTTGCAACTCCTCCGCTTATAACCTCAGACGGTTGTATTAATTGTGCCATTATTCATTAATATTTTGCACGTTACCAAGTTCCGCTTGTCTTTCCTCAGTTGATTTCAATGTAATTGGTCTTCGTACGCCCTCGTTTTCCCAAACATCATTTACTTCTTTTGACGTTTCTGGAAACCCTGATATATTTCTAAAAAATTCTTCATCACTTTTTTGCGCGGTTATCGCTCCGCTTCTTACTCCTATACCATAAGCATTAATTAAGTTTTGAATTTCAAGTGAAGTCATTTGATTTTCCGATTCTTCATTAATTGGCGAATAACCTAATATTTCCCTCTTTTCATTTGTCGATAAATTATCCTCAACTTTAATGTCACCCATGAATGACACGGGCAAAGTATTTGATATGGAAAATTGAACGTCTTTAAAGGCTGGGTTGTATTGCCCAATTTCGGCTAAATAGGGATTTATAATTTTAGATAACATCAAGTTTTGGCGCGGCTTAATTACCGTACTTTGTAAGTACTCCATTTCTTGTCTTATCTGTTGATTGCTGCCAAGTTGCCCCGCGGTTGCGAAGCCTGCAAGTGACTTGCTCCATCTATTAGCCACGACAATCGCCGAGGCTGCCAAGTTTTGCAAGTTTAAAAATTCGCCCTCGCTTTCCTTTGAGGTGGGAATCCAATTCGCTTTTAATTTTTCGTCACGGAGAACTTGAACGAATAACTTATGATTATTCCCCATTCCCGTGAACTTACTTTCTATACCTTCAACCAATTTCTTTGCTTGGTCTGGCGTAATTGAGCCGAAGAATTGCATCACCCCAGAAGGCATGAAACCATTTTCAAACTTACTTGTATTAAACCGCTGAATTCGGTATTCAATTTCAGCCCACATTTTCGCGCCTATCCATTCAGGTAAGCCAAAGTAAAAATACCCTGCGGCGTATTGCTTCACATGGATGACGCTTCTTTGCGTTCCATCTTCAAATTTCTTAAAGTCTGGATAAATTGGTACCTCCCTGAATCCTTCGCTTTCGTAAAATACGCCGTCGGTAGTAAGTGGCACCTCTTCCCAATTGTCGTAAATGCCAACCGATTTTATAATCTGATCCGCTTCGGCTTTTCGAATACCGACGTTATAAACGGGTACATGGTAAATATAAGTGAATGGCTCGCTTCCTACTTTGCCTTTAACAATTTCGCAAAAGCTATTCCCAAAAGCATCATAGTCAAACGCAAGTTGAGCCAAAACCTCCTGAAGATTTTGCCCGTGTAAATTAACCTGCGAAATAACATCTTCTATTTCGCTTAAAGAATCGTCGGTGATAACTTCACCCTTCATTGACGTGGTGAGCAAAGTATTTGATTTGCCCTTCATGGGAATGAAGCCGTCACCGACAACCATGTTTGTTTTATCTTCTATTATCCTTCGTAACGTCGGCGAATTATTAACAATGGCGATAAGGCTCTTTAAAAAGTCGTCTTTTTGCGTAAAGAACCGCACCCATTTTGCCCCCGTGAAATCAAGCCTCTCCCGTGACGGCTCATTAAAAATATCTTCCTTCACTAACATGGTATTGGAAGTATCTAAGGTAACCGATGCAAGTAAAGGGCTTTGATTTCGTTTACTTACTCGATTGTTCCTGTTCGGGACTGCCTGTATTTTCTTTAATTGTTGGCTCATAGCTTTTTTTCTCGGGGGTATAAATAACGTGTTGCCCAACGGTCTGAGGGCTTGATTTATACCAAGCCCTCAATTCGTTTTGTGAAAGTTCGCCGATAGTTTTTCGAATGATGCCAGCTTTGCCCGAAAGGTCAGCCCCAACGTAAAGCATTTGCCTACTTTTTTCTCTAACTATCATATTTGTTAATCTAAGGCGTTCATCACTGTTTCGCCGTTTACAATGTACCTCGCTTTGTTCGTGGTTCTGCAGGTAATGGTAAGAGTTTCTTGATTTGAATCGGTAAACAATGCACCCGATAAACCTTCTGCACTCGTTAACCTTGCAACTCTTTTCTTACCGCCAACCAATTCAACACCCCAAATCCAATAGTTACCCGTGTTTTCCACGTGGACACAAACCAATCCGCAAGCTTGATTTGCCATGTCTTGAATAAGGTTACGTAATTCCTGATCGCGGCAGTTAATGATTCCCGTTAAACTTTGCTCAATGGCAACCGATAAAGTATCAGCATCTTGCGTCACCGTTTCCGTGAACGCGCCTGAATTATCCCTAAATTCAATTTCGTAAAACACGGCAGCCGTGGATGCCATTGTTATTGCCGTGGTTGCTCCCGATGCGTTATTGGTTATGCTTGTCACCTGATTAGCATTGGCAATGTAAAATTTGCCAATACCTCCTGCGCAAGTGCCATCTGTACATTGATTAAGCCAACCGCCTGTTATTGCGCTCATTCGTTATTGATTAGTAGCCTAAGCTGATTAATGATGGGTGAATATAATTAACGCCCATTTTGAAGCGCGCTTTAATGTACACCTTTTCGTCCTTCTGGTCATACCAAAGTTCCAAAGCCGTTTCAGGGCTTAGAACGTCCGTTGCAAGTACCTTATTTTGCGGAGTGGTGTATTCCACGTAATGAGGCTTAGTTGTTCCAAGTCCTGTTGCAATATCGTCCCAACGGAATTGAGGTACAACGGGTACACCACGGAAGGTGAATTGCTCAACACCGTTAATCAACTGGAGTAAACCATAGTCACCGCCACCGCCGTTTTCAATGTCTTCCCTTAATTGAGAATAAACGCTTTGCGTCACATTGAATACTTTTTGGTTCGTAGGTAAACCTTTCAACTGTAAAGGAGCTTGGTCATATACCGCGCGAAGGATTGCGAAGCCGTCACCTGAGGAAAGGTCTGAGCCTGAACCCGTGTTTGTTCTTGGTGTCAAAGCATCTGCAACCAACTGAGGATAATAAACAGTCCAAAAACCGTCTAATGAATCAAAGTTAGGATTGTTTGAAGACTGGTCACCAAAGTAAGAAAGACGGGTAATATCATTTCTTATCGCCTGTTGTGTACGGGTCAAAAGAATATTTTCAATCAAAGTTCCCGAAACATCTGGAAGCCTTGTACCTGTTTTCAATAACTCTTCAAAAACGGTATCCTCGAACTCGTCCCAGCACATTTCAAGATCCACCTTCATTTTTTCAACGTCAATAGTACGCTGGTAAATGTCAACCGAACCCACTGGATTAAATCCGCAGCCTGAGTACTTGCGTACAATGTTTTCCAACTGCTGAACAAAAACCATTTTCTTTTTATTCGCAACGTTTCCAAGCACGCGAAATTGTCCGCGAAGGTCATCGTCAAAGAATACTGGTTCTAAAAAAATGTTATTTGCCTCCGTGCCTCTGAAGGACACGTCTAATTGGCTTATTTCAACTAATGCCATTTTGTTTTAGTTTTAAAGATTTGGGTAAGAAATTGTTGCAGACGTATTGGTTAATACCAATGAATCCTCAATCACAAATGAAAACTCGGTTTTTGCGCCAGCCGCTGCCGTTGCAAATAACACCTTCCAATCGTTGCCTTTGTTCAACGCCGTGGTTGTTATCTGTAAGATTGCCGTTGGTGCTGAGGATTGCCAATTTGCATAAGCCTCGTTACCTGATTCATCAACGACGGTAACCTTGTAAAAATCACTTGCGCTTGTTACGCCTGTCAACGGTGCAACGCTCAAGCGATTGCCAGCCGTGGAAGTGCCATAAGTGAAGGATACGGGAATTCGATCCTCAAAGGTATCGATGCCGTATAACTGTTCCGCGTTTATCCCTTGCGCGTTGGCATACGGGTTAGTGCGGTTTAAACTGTTTTGCCCGACGTATGTGTTTGAGTCGGAAAAACCATTGACGTTTGCTGTTGCCATTATCTTTGTGAGATTTTAGATTGAACTAATGAAGCGAAAGAATCAAAGTAACTCGATTTCGCTTTTGTTTCCTGAACCTTTTCGTGTGCTGAGCCGCCCGAAGGAAGTCCAACGCCTTTTTTAACTTGCGCCCGAAGTGCGACTAATTCGTTGCCCAATGTTTCCAAAACCGATTCAATTTCAGTAATCGAATTCTTTTGTTCTTCGGTCTTTTTGTACATTGATTCCATTTCCTCTTTTTGCTTTGAGTGCATCGATTCCATTTCATCGGGTGACAAAACAAAGTAACCTTTTTCTTTGAGCATGGAAATAGCAACTTCCACCTCATCGTTTTTTGGCTCTTCCTCAACTACTTTTTCCTCCTCAATAACATTTTCCACGGCGGGAGTTTCATCTATGCTATTAAGAAGGCTTTTGATTTTTTCTAAAATAGAACTACCCATTTCATCTTCTTTTTTTGTATTTGTTAATAATGCGGCTGGTACATTTAGAAATTTGTTTAGGCTATTTTGCAACGGTAACATATCAATGTTTTTTTCGCCAACTTTCACAATTTCATCAATGAAGCCAAATTCAAGTGCTTCCTGAGCGGTCAGCCATGTTTCAGCTGCCATCATATTTGTAATAATTTCCTTTAGGTTCTTTTGGTCTCCTTTGCGTTTAATAACAGAAGCCGTGTAAATGTCAAGTAACTTTGCCTCCATTTTGTCCAATAATTCAGCCGTTGCCTCAAGTTCGTCGGCGTTACCCATCGTATAACTCCAAGGTCGGTGAATCATCATGAAGGCGTTTTCGGTCATCTTAACTTTATCCGCTGCCAACAGTACAACCGTTGCAATGCTTGCTACCAAGCCGATTCCTGTTGCCGTGGTTTCTTCGGGATAATTAGCCACTAAATCAGCAATACCCATGCCCTCGGTGACTGAGCCACCGCCTGAGGATATCGTCAAATTAATTGGCTGCCCGTTCGCCTGGTTAATCTTTGCCCTTACCGAATTATAAGAATTAACCGATTCCGAAATTTCCCCTAAAATATCTATACTTACTTTTGCCATGTTTTTCGCTTTGTCCTTTTGTATCGCCTTGTACTTTGCCTCAGCCCAAACCCTCATAGCACTCCCGCCCCATGCGTCGTACATTACTGAGCCGCAAATTTCAGACCCATCTTCATCAAAGTATTTCCCTTGGTCATAGGTTTCCGCGCGGCTTAAAAAGGAATATGTGCGTTGTACCGTTTCTTCTGACAAGCCTTCACCGTTTGCGATTTGATTCGCACGTTGCCAGCCGACAAGCGTACCGCAGTCAGACCCGTTCTTTTCCTTATGGTCGAGTGCGCGTCGTGCGTTGTTTTTTGCGGCATCTGGATAATCGGCGTATGTCATAAAATAAAAATAATTTATTTACAAAATTACTCGGTCTTCTTTTTATCTTTTCTTTTTTGCTTGATTTGATAACCAAACCTTTCAGGGTGCTGAACCATGTTATAAACGTGCTTCTTGGAAATACCCGTGCGTATGCTTATTTCCATCATGGCATCCATCTTTGAATCATTTGAATAAAGGCTATTCGGGTAAAGGTGCATCACCATATACTTTGCCACCGTCTTTTCCTTCACCACGTCGGTTTTTACGAGGAAGGAAATAAGATGAAAAAAGCTGGGCGCAATGCCTTCCTTTTGGCAAAATGCACTGTATTTATTCAAGATTTCATGTGTAAAATCCTTCAATAAATCACCATTAATCATTTCAAAGTCATCCATTTTCGTTCCAATAATTTACAATTTGCCTCATTTTACCGACTACTTTTGTCCGACACGCGGGACAATTACGCCGCTCAGGCTCGTAATGATTCACAAAGTTGTTATAAATATTAAATAAATAATCCATGTCGTTCGGGTCAATGCTTAAAACCCTGTATGTCCTATTGACCGTGGCGATAACTTGCGCTTTGTATTCCTCTGGAATGCGTGAACCAAGTTCTCCCCATATACTATCTGTCTTCATGCAATTGCACATTTATAAAGTGGCGTTTATTTTCAACTTATTTCCCTCAGCAAGATCGCGCGCAATGTCTTCGCTTACGACGTATGCTTGTAACCTGTCTATCCTGTTGTTTATCGCGTCTGTCTTTGCCTCCATGACTTGCAAAAATTCGTTCATGTTGCCCTGTAAACCTAAGCCTTGTATCGGTGGGCTTATCGGTGGAACCATGCCACCTTCAGCGAAACCTTTGATTCCAAGTTTCCTGAATGTGGGAGAACCACCTAATAAACTTTGTTGGCGTTGGTTCAATACCACCTCACCACGTTTTACGTATGCAAGTACATTGTCACCATTTGACCGCGTTGGTATGTTTTGCTTTTGATTCACCCGTTGCCCTGTGACCACGCCACCTTCTGCAAGGGGCTGGGCGATAATCGTCGCCGTTTGTATTCCTGCGAAAACACCTGCAGAAATGGCTGAACCAATAGTAAATGGCGGACCAGGGGGAACGGCTAAAGCCCTGTTTACCGCCAAAGCCCCTTGTATTATTGATTGAAGAATGGCTATTTTCTTTTCAGCCTTCGCCGCTTTTAATTGCAATGCTTCGGCTTCTTTGTTTCTTGATTCTAACAACGCCTTTTCCTGAACAATTTCTTTTTCTAATCGCCTCTTTTTTATACCACTCGCCTTTTCCGCTTTGGCTTCAAGTGTTGCAATATTTTCTTCCGTTAATTCTATCTGTTCGTTTAATTGGTCAGCATCCTTTTTAAAACGCGCTTGCTGAACCGTGGAGAAAAAGTCAGTTACTAAAGAAGCGGTTTGCAAATAAGTTTCAATTCTTTTGGCTCGTTCCTCTAAATCTTCCTCTTCCTTTTTCTTTTGTTCGTTCCTAAAGTCGTCCGCGTTTTTTGTAACCTCTTTAAATACCTTTTGAATATCTTCCACCTCTTTTTTCAATAACTCAGGCGGCTTTGTCGTCAATGGCAAGGTCGCAAGTTGCTCCGCATTTTTTAAATTGTTAAGCAAGTTACCACGCGCCGCATCTGCTAAGATTTGATTCTGTTGTTCAACCGCTGACTTGATTTGGTTATTAATTGCGTTCAACTTTACCGCCAGTTCTTTCTGTGTCCCTGAGCCAAACACGGCGTTGGAAAAAGCGGTTTGCAATTTGCTTCGTTCATCTTCGAGGGCTGCAAGTGAACCTTCAGTGAATGCCTTTACCGTTTCCTTCGCCGCCTCTTTGCCTAATTTGCCACCTAAATTTCGTGCTGGAACTTCGGGTTTAAATTTATTTAACTCCGATTCAATTCCTTTAATTTCTTCGCTTAATTTTTTGTAATCCGCAGAACCAAATAAAACAACCTTTCTTTGCTTTCTCTTTTCAGATAACTTTTGTTCTAATCCTTCCTGAGTACCCAATAATGCCGCCGCCTGTTCCTTTGCGATTCTTTCTTGTTCTTTAAGAGCCTCTTTATTAATTAAATTTATCTCTTTGTTTCCATCTTTGATTTGTTGATTGAAAACTTTGAAGAAGGAAAGAATTGAACCCTCAGGCTTTGTAAACTCGGCGAACGCTTTTTTGTACGCGTTCAATCTGTTTGGTACTTGCTCAAAGTAATTTAGGATTCCAGATAAAACGCCGTTTAAAAATAACTTACCCTTTGCCGTTGCAATTTCAAACTCCACTCCCGTGGTTGCAAGGGTTTGATTATAGGCAACCTCACTTATTTTTAATTGCTCATTTACTCTAAATAATTCTTCTTGTTGCTTTTGATAAAGGTTACTTGATAAAGTTACGTCGTCCGTACTTTGTAAAACATCGCCCAGAGTTATCAAAAAGTCTTTACCAATATCTTCGCCTGGTCCGCCAAAAACATCTGCAATAACCGTTTGAAGCTGCGAACCCGCAATACCTGTTTCCGTTATTTTATCGGTTACAAGTCCAAATGCCTGACCCGATGTTACTGAGCCATTATTTATATTGGTAAATAATTCGTCTGTAAATTCTTTGCCAAAAGCATTTTCCAAAGCTGCCTTTGAGGCTTTGGTTTGTTCGTTTATTCTTAATCCAAACTCTTTAACCGCATCAAGTCCCTTATCTGAAAATATGCCTTCATTTGCTGAGGCTATTGATACTCTTAAAAAATCTTCGGCACTTAATCCAGCGTCACGAAATTGAACTGAGTATTGTTTTAAGCCGTCAAGAAATTGCCCCTGAGCATCCGCACCTTTTCGAAAACCAATTTCAACCACGTCCAACGCCTGAGCAAAAGAAATACCCAACGCCTTACTTGCGCTATTTGCTGCAACAACAATGTCATCAACATTTTTCCCATACGTCACCGCAATGGCTTGACTACTTGCCACTACTTGCGTCAATTCTTCGCCCGTGATTTGTGTAAAGTTGGTAACCTGAGCCGATAACTCCTGCGTTGCCCTTGCGGCTTCAATTAAGCCTCCAACGATTTCGCTTATCGCTTGAAACGCGGTCAATGCTATTCCTATTGTACCAAGCCCAACGCTTAATGACCCTGAGGCTTTGTTTAAACTTGCGAATCCGTTTTGCACTCCACCAATAGCGCCTGTAACTTGTCCAAGTGTTCCGCTTAACTTTGGGAAAAAGTTTGATAAGGCTTCGGTATAACCTCCGACATTTCTTTGAAATTGCCCAACCGTGGCATCAATGCCCTTTAGTTTTTTATCAAGGTTGTTGATACTTACAAGAAGGTCTTTTGCCTCCTGTGTATTTGTCATTTGAGCCGCCGCCAAATCTTTGTAGCGGTTGCGTTGGTCATTTAACTCTTTGCTTAACTTTCGATAAGCTCCGTTGGCTTTGTCGGTTGCGGTTATTTCTTCGTTGCGGCTTTTGATTTGCTCCTTAACAACTTTGTTAACCTCCATTTGCGCCGCCTTCAAATCAACCAACTTCGCTTCAAGTTTCTTGATTTCTTGAACGTCGGTTGTTTTCTTGATTTCAGCGTTTACATCGGCAATGGCTCTTTTCAATTCCGTTGCCGTTTCAACCGTTTTGCCTAAGCCGTCTATTACTATTTGAAAACCTATTACTTTTGACATTATCCCTTTGTTACGCCGTTTACAATAACTTCATAATTTGCCCCATCGTAATGGGTATCAATGTTTATCCCGATGGTTGAGCCGCTAATAATATATTGAATCGTTGGTATCAACTTTTGCCCGTTCTGGAAAACAAGTACATTTGCATTTGTGTTTGAAACATTTGTTACGCCTGAATTGACGGGTAATACAAGTACGTTGGTATTTGAGTTAAGGAACGGCGTATAAGATAACTGAATGTTTACCGTTGCCCCATTTGCCCCAACCAATCCGCTTCCCGAGCCTGTAACCGTGCCACCTTGCGGCGGTGCTCCTGCCAGGGTAATCGTATTACTTACTTTGCTAAGGTCGTTTACATTTGGCTTTTCATCGTATAAAATTACGGTTCTTGCTGGGCTATTGCTTTTGGGATTGTATTCAAGTTCCTGAATAATGAAATTGGAACTTCCAATCATTCCTTTGCGCCTGAAGGAAAGTTGCGTTATGTCCTTGTTTTCCCATTTGACAAAGGTTGTGTATTGCTTTCCAAGTTCTATTCGCTTGTACGTTTGAAGGTGGAACGTTTTAAAAACGCCTTGCATCACATTGGTATAATTTGTGACTTCATCGGAAAAGGAAAGGTTAAAATCTCCGCCGCTCGGGTCATTGTAATTTACCATGAAAGCCGCAGGAAAATCAAAAGCCGAAGCCGCTGAGCTTGCTTCATCATACAAACGAACGTATCCATCTAAGCCGCTGCGCCTGCCTGCGTAATAAAGCAAACGAGGTGCAAGGTTATAATTGGGTTCTGCATCAGGAACGGTATTATAATCGTCGCCGAAAACAAGGGGCATCTGCGCCCCGTATGTTCCACCCGTGGTAATCGCCACGTCGTTAATATGAATAGCTTTTGCGAAGAACTTTGTATAAAGAAATTCAATGCCATTTGGAAAACGATCCTCAGGAAAGTTGTAACCTCCTGAATAAATGTTAACGCCGCGCCTTGCTTCCTCTTTGTTTGTCGTATCGTCATCCGTGGCGTATGCCAACACCTGACTTGATTTGTAATTATCGAGAATGGTTAATTCACTTCCGTCAATGTCACGGGTATTTAAATCATATTTATTCGTGTCCTTAAAAAAGCCGTCAAAGGTTGTAAGGGTAATCGCGCCGCTTGCGTTCGCCCTGTATCTTACCGTATAATTGTCCTTTGGATACGCGTAAACTTGTTTGCTTAGCACGTCTGTTTCCCATGCTAAATTGAAAATGGTTGTTAAGTCCGCAATAATATCTTTGACATACCAACTATTAGGTATGATATATTCCAAGTTTACCGTTTCCCCCTGTTCCAAGCCTTCCTTTTGCGCCACCACCGACAAAGAACCGTCTATTGTAAGACTAAAGGTTACATTCTCGTATCTCAGTCGCATTTTAACCAAGTCCCCTGCCACCAAGTCCCCCAGAAATTCAAGTGCAATAGAATCATTCAACGATGTTTCATTGGTTAAATCATACACGGAAACAACGTTGTTGTTCACTTCAAAGAAAAGAATAAGTTCTGCAAATTGGTTTAAGTCACCAATCGAAGCCGTTAAGGTAACGTTTAACTCAGCTATCAACTCGTATAAAGCATTTATCGGCACGGTATAAACGCCGCCTGTGTAATTCCCACCCGTGTCAAAGTTGGGTGACGTTGTTTCATTTGTAAATGTAATATCAACCGTCCCGTAATCACCAGCGGAATAAACGAAGGACGAAGGCGAAGGATTGGAAGCCCTGAGGTTTACAAAGTCTTTAATGTAATCAGCATCAAGATTAAGCCCCATTGGAATAATGAGGCGACTGAAAGGATCGGTTTTAAAAATGCTGTTTAATTGATACCCCTTATTTTGAAAAGCCTTTTCCAAGATTTGCCAAATGAAAATGGCAGGCGTCAACTCATTGTCAACAATGTACGTTTCATTTTCCCACGCCTTCCATTTCATCAAGATGAAACAATGTTCTGAAGTCAAAGGATTATAATTCGTTTTTACCGTTGCCGTGGATACGGTTATGTCCTGCCAACCAAGTGACCTGACTAAGATGTTACCCACGTCTGCGAACCAATCCGCATTATTTCCAATCAATGCAACCTTGTAATTATTCGCTTTGAATCCGTGGTTCATGGCGGTTAATTCGCCTGAATCAAGTCGCGCTTTTCCTGTGAGAATTGAAACACCGTTTGCCTCCAGCCGTGCAGGTAATAACTTGTAAGCATTGTTTACAATGACATTTGGCGTTTCAATGTTTTCAAATATTTCAATGTTCGTCTTTGTGCCAGGAAGTGTTACATTCCTTTTCGAGTGCGCTCCTGATATGTTACCAAGCTCGATATTTTCAATAGAATAATCAATGGTAACATTGACATCCTTTTGGTTTAAATCGACTTCTTGATTATTTATAAATAGTTTTATCATAGCTGAGCCACTGGCGTATTTTGATAAATGATTTCAAACGAAACGCCAATGTCCGTCGCCCTGTTGTTATCCGTGTTTATCTCCCCGTTGGCAATGGTGACGTTAACGTATTTGCCATTCTCTACAATGTACACCTCAGGAGAATTAAACATTGTGGCAATGTACAACGCATCCTCATGACTTACCGCCACCGTGACCGTCTTACTTTTGTTTGACCTTTGATTAACCTTAATAACATTTTTGTCAAACGTGTTAGCTTTTGGACTTGCGGCAATGTTCCATCGTTGCGCAAGGTTAATCGTATCCGCGTTGCTCGTTTGTTTGTCAATGATTAACCCAATGAATTGATAGCTTTCCGCGCCTCCATGCTTACCGAACCAATGAAGCTCAATGTTATCGTCGCAATTTGGGTAAATGTAAATCCTTTGCCTTTCGCTTAGGCGCGTGTACGTCCCTGAGTAAACACCAACGGAGACATCGTAATAATCGTAAAGGTCGGGATTGGTTGGAAAATTGCCAGCGTGAAAAATGGCACTGCTTCCAAATATATTTGATACGCCAGCGGACAAAGAATATAAGTCATTGTTTGCCGTGGAATTTAAATTGTCAACAATCGTAACGGCTGAACTTCCAGACTTTAAATAAAATTCAAATTGAGCCGCGTTTGTTCCACGCCCGATGTAACTTAAAAATATGTTACCCGAGGAATTGCATTTTATAAAATCATTCCTTTGTGTCAGGAATAAAAAAGGATTTGCCGAGGGTTGATAAAAATCCCCCATGTCGTATTCCCCATCCACAAACAATGAAGGCAAAACGTATGCCGTGGTGCTGCTTTGCGCTGCCGTGGAGGTAACTACGAAGCCCGATGAATTAATCGTTTGATTAAACGCCGTGCAATACAATGATGAAATAACGTCGGTATTATTTGTAAGACTGAACCCGTAAAGGTTTCCGAAGAAACTTGTTTTGGCGTTTGTCTTTGGTGCAAGCTGAGTAATCAAGAACGATTGGACATTTGTGTCAAACACCGCCGAAGTTCCACTTGTTCCCGTTTGAGCCGCCAAGAAAGAACCTTCCAATGTTCCATCAAGATAAACATTGACTTGCTGCTGAATAACCCCAGACGGTTCAATGGAACGAAACGCCACGGGATAAAGGCTACTTGAAATGGTATCGGGGTTTATCGTGTAACTCATCTATTTAAAATTGATTTGTAAAATGTTTCAACCGTAATTATCATGCTTTGATAAATTGCCATGTTTATCAAGTGCGACATTTCAGCCTCCTTCTTATCAAGCGCTTCTTCAATGAAGCCTGTGCGCTTTCCAGTCTTTGAATGCTTTTGGCTTTTAATTGTTGGCATTCCTTCCTTTTTATGCTTTGAGGCAATAGCGAAGGCAATTGATTTAGCTTCTTTATCCGATGCGCCAAACCTTTGTTTAGCATATTTCATTAAGCCTTTAATATATTCGCTTTCCTTTCGTCCGCTGCCTGGGTAATAAGGAATCTTTGTTGCAAGTACCCCTTTGTTATTGATTGCCATGTAATCAGGAACATAGCCTTCAATGATTAATTCATTTGTTTGGAAGCGTATAACCGTTTCCATGTTCTTAATGGCTGAGCCTGTCAAGTTGTGTCCTTGCGCCTTCCATTCATTCGCCACGGCTTCAATAGCCATTTGCGCAATGTTATCCGCTAAAATTTGTAACTCTTTCTCCATAATAAAAATAGGTAACCCCGAAGGGCTACCGTGTTTTTTTTAATCAACGCGCAAGGTAAGGGCTGAGGCGTTAAATTTCACTTCATCACCTACCGCAATGGTTTTCGACGTGGTTAATAATCCATGAAACAAAAGGTTTCCAGCCGCCGAGGAATCAAAGACACCTACATAATCAGCCACCGCCGAAGGTGATGCGCTCGTGGTTATCGTCAACGCCGTCGTGTTCGTTATCGTCGCCGTTGTTCCCGTGGTTGTTGTCCAACCGCCTGCAGCAACCGAGGCGCGCGTATAAAGAGCCGTGCCGCCCGTGCCAGTATCCGTTGGATTTCCGTTGAACAATTGTACCCATGTCGCCGTTGGCGGCGTCGGGAACGAACCTCCGTTAATCCAATCGAGTATCTCATTCTCCATGTAATTTGAAAAAGCCATGATATTTATTTTTTAGTTAAGGTTAATTTATATTGGAAAACTTGATTCAGGTGGAACATATTCCTCTTGTGGACAATCTAAAACCCATGCGTATTCAGTTGTTTCAATGATTGCTTTGTCTTCATCTGTAAAAAAGGTAAACCAATCATTGTTTATATCTTGAACACAATTAATAAATTGATAAGGTGCGTAAAATTGCCCTTGTATTATTTCTTTTTGTTGTTCTGTTAATTTGTAGCCTATCATATTATCAAGGATTAATTTGTCGATTTAAAGTTGTTTGAAAGGATTGTACATTAGTGTATAAATTAATTGCTTCGGTGTTTGTTAAGCCATCGCCAATACCAACTAAAGCCGTTTCACGTGGCGAATACTCACCATTAAAATTTCCTGCTCTTGATACTATGAAATTTACTGTTAATAGGTTGTTTGAATTATTTGACACTGTAGTTTGAGTTATATTCTTTTGAAATACAACCTCAGTAGATGAAGTTCTTTTGTTTAAAAAAAAACCAGTTGAATTTGAGCTAAATCCTGATAAATTAATTTGACTGCTGCTATTATTGTTAAGAAAAACACGTGCAACAGATTGCCCTGAATATATACTTGAACCAAAACTTCCATTCCAACAACCTATATCACAAGTACCCGCAGGTATTTCAAAATTAGTCCTTAAATATGTACATATTGTTAACGAATTTTGAGACATAGTATTATTTGGGAGATTAGTATCCATAAAAGCACTTGTTCCATTTGGCTTTGCTCCCGTACTCGAAAATGTCCATCCAGCACTAAATGTACCTGTAAAACTTGCACTCTTTAAATTTTGCGCACACGCTGCGGCACTTGCTCCCACCATTGGGTAAATGGCTTTCATCTTATCCCAAATGCCATCTGCTTTCATTCCAATAACCAACGTATTAACTGCCGTTTTTTCAGTCGCATTCAACGTCCCCCCAGCTGCTGTAACACGGTCAAAGAATGCTTGCGCATCTGCGTCAAAAGCTCCTCCCACTGTCAAATTCGCCGCCGTTATCCCTGCCCCTGTCAATGATGCTTGAACAAGTTTTGGAATAATAATATTTCCCGTGACACTTGCCGACGTTAACAAGGATGCTTGCACCTTTTGAACGAAGTTAATGTCAGCCGTCACCGTTGCCCTGCCTTCCAAGCTTGCGGCAAATTTTAACACCGTTGTCAATGATGCGGTCAAATTGCTCGATGTTACAATGTTTGCAATGCACTGAACCAAAGTAATAATACCAGGGTCGCAATTTGTGGGTACAACCAAATTAAAGCTAAGTTGTACGGTTATCATTCTTTGAATACCAGTGAATGAATCAAAGGTAATCGAAGGAGCCTCAGGAATAAAAAGGTAATTTGGTAAAATGCTTTGCTTTATCTTATTCAGCCGTTGAACAAAGTAATTTGCATACTGCTGAAGATTTGCCCACTTGTCTATCTGTAACGTCGGGTCTTCATCGCCCTCGTTATCGTATCCAAGTAAATCGTCAAAAAACAAAGTCACTTGATACGTGTCTTGTTTCCTCGTTTGGTCTGAGCCTGTAATCGTTGGCACGGCAAAGAAGACGCGCGGGAACTCATTCAACTCCTGAAAGTCCTCGATATTACCCTGCCGCACGCGGTCGGAAGCCCAACCGAAATTATAGCTTTTTATCGCCGTTATATTATCCGCGGTATCTTTGAAAATATCACTTATTTCCCTGATGTTCATTTTTTACTTTGCTTTTGTATCTCATTGTATAAGTTATCCTCAGCCGCTTTGCTCGCAAGGTATTGAAAGACCTCGTATAAATTTGCCTTTTCGCTTGATTGTAAGGGCGTGAGTTCTGCCAAGTTGAACAATCCGCACTCAGCTATTTTCTTAATCGTCAAGTACCAACCGTATTTGTCATTCAATTGCTTTGAAGCGGCGGCATACTTTCCATCGCCTTGCGAAGCATAGAGGTCTGCAAATCGACTTGATAACTCTCGCTTAACTTCGTCAAAAAAAAACCAACCTCAAAGGCAACTTGTAAGGGCAATTTTAAAAAGTCAAGACAATTTCTTTGAAATACCTCGTCGCTATATGCCTCATCCTTTTTCCTCAGCAACACGGCGATAACATGAAGCAAACCTTGTGCGTCATTGTTTTCAATTGCTTTGCGCCCTTTGTCAAACTGGGCTGCCTCAGCGAATTCAAGTAACGTGGATTTTGCCATGAGCTTATCAGGAAGATAATACAAAGTGCCATTGAAGTCATAAATCTGTTTGTATTTCAATTCCTCGGGTACGCTTATTGCATTGAGGATCTTTGTAAACATGAAGGTTAAATATTTTAACTCCAAGCTTTCGGCAACTTTGCCATAACACGCATCCAAAGGAATGCCCGTGAAATAATTTACCACCTTTGCCATGTACGGGTATTTTACATTTGCTTCCCAGACTTCGTCCATGATTTCAAAGCATTTGTCCAATGCCTTTTGATTTGCGTTGAATGTGTCAATCAATGCTGGAAGGAAACGGCGAACATTGTCTTTGACATCTTTTGTCAAAAGGATTATTTCACATTCTTGAACCACGTCCGCCCACAACTTATTCAAGTCAATGCCAAGCTTCTTCGCATACGGTTTGATTTTATCATACGCCGCGTTCATTTGCTTTTGTGCAACAAGGGCATCAAGTTCAACCTCAGGGTATTGAGGTAAAATAAACTTATGGAAGTAAACATATTGTTCCAAAGTTATATCCGCTGCCGTCTCAGGATAAAAATACTTTGTATCTGAATGCGATAAATGAAATTGTACCATTATTTGCGTTTGCTTTTTCTTGTTGGTTCGGGAATATTATCTGCAATTATTGCGCTCGGTTCAACGCTCTTTGGCTTTTCCGTTATCTCTTCGGGCAATACTTTTGCATGGCTAACAAGGGGCAAAGACTCAGGGCGTTTTAATTCTCTGTACCTGCCCGTGCCAGTCAACCGCACCGCCTTTTCCAAGTGGGAGCGAAGCAAAAGCAATTGTTTTCTTCGCATCGGATGCTCTTGTATCTCTTTGGTTATCTCTTCAATCAGGTGAATGATGTAAACCGCCTTTTCGTTGTTCGTCATTTCGTTATGATATTTTTTAAATGCAGCTCAACTTCGCACCAATAAGCCGTGTTTTCATCCACGTCTGAGCCAAGTTGTCCGCAAATCGTTTGGTTATTGCTTATGATTTGTTCGGTTAAAAGCAAGGCTATTTTCTTTGCCTCCAGCCAACTGTCGTATTCACCTGTTACCACGTGCCGATAAGGCAATGTATCGTAAATCATTAAATGCAATTCCCTTGCTTTGTCTTTTGGTGTCATAGGTTTTGTATTTCGTGTTCAACTTCTTCCCAATAATAATATGTTTCATGAAAATCTTCTGTTGTATGCTTATCGTTTAATAATGTGTTTACCGCAAACAAGGCGCTTTGCTTTGCAAGTATTGTAACGAGTATCTCCTGACCAAGTTCGCCCCCGATGCTTTGAATCAGGTTGTAATAATGGGTGAATAATTCGTCTGCTTTTTCCTTTGGTGTCATATCTTTTTAATTAAATGCCAATACGTCTGAGCCTTCCAATAGCCTCATTGAGGCATAGCGTGCGCCGTCAAGCCCATGCTGATGCATATCCATTGGCGTTGAAGATTTCTTATCATTCCAAATATAATTTCTTAATTCAAATTTTAAATTATACGATTCCTCAGTGACCACTATGGTAAAGTCAGCCATTTTCTTAATCCCGTCAACCACGCTGCCAGCATACTTTTCCGTTTTATGCACGTTGATTCCGTTTGAGGTAAGCGCGTCTATCAAACGTGGCTCACTTGTATCCGCAACAATCATGGCATCAAGTTCAATGCTATTCCTAATCTTTGTCAAAACCATGTCATACGAAAGACTTTGTTCGTAAATGATTTCCTTTACGTATATCTTATTCGCCGTGGTATCAACCGCAACTTTGACTAATGCCAAGGGATCGGGATAGAATCCGAAGTCAAGCCCGTAAGCAAAAGGCAAACTTGTATCAAATTCTCCTTCCACCCAGTTTGGAAATACAACGCCCTGTTTCTTATCCAGCCATTTGCCAAGAAACCTGTGCGCGTATGCCTCAGGTGACTTGCTTTTTATCGCCTCAATCTTTGCAATATAATCCTTACTTATGTTATGGTAATTATCCAAGTAAGTCGTATGAATATGCGTTATGTCCTCATGCGTACTTATCGGTATCATGTGTCCGTCAATCGTCTCCATGCGGTGTGACTTTTCAAACCACCGCTTCCAAATCCAATGTTCCACGTCCTGCGGGTTCATCACCAAAATAACAATGTTTGGCGTATCAGGCATACGAATTGATTCGTCAATCGTATCAAAGTCCTTTTCGCTTACAAACTCCTCAGCCTCGTCCACGATGAAAACATTCAACGCAGGTATCGATTTTAACTTTGCCGTTTGATTACCAGAACTTGTTTTAATGCCTGAGAATATTATTTCACTCTTTGTGACCTTGTGGCTTATCTGCGCGTTGGTCATATTGAACTCATCACCCACGCCAAGCAAATCAATCTTTTCCCGGAACTCCGGAATAACGGATATGTTCGCACTTGATAACGTGTACCGGGTAAACAGCACCTTCCAATTTTTGTAAGCAAGTAACATATTACAAGCCCAAAGCCCAACCGTGAAGGACTTTGCTGAACCACGCCCCCCAGTGATGAGGAAGTAACGCGTCCGCGGTTGCCAAAGGGCTTGGTATTTGTCACTAACCTTTATCTCCATCCTTTGTAAATATAATCGTTGGCACGGTAACCTTTTCCCCTTGCGTGGTAATATCAATGTTTTGCTTTGCCTTTCCGTAAGCACGGTCAAGAAGCAACTGAGCCGCTTTGATGTCACCCTTTGCCGCCTGCTCCCTTAGCTTCATGATAATTGCCTCGGCTGCCGTGATACCGTCTTTCTCCTGCCCCATGACATTTGCCATTATCAAGTCAAGGGCTGGGAGTTTCTTGGGGCGACCGTTGGGGTTGCCTGATTGTCCTTTGACAAATGGTTTTGCATCTAAATATATATCCTTTCGTCCCATAAACTGATTTTAAACTGTTTTTAACTCCACGCCATTACGCTTAATAATCAATGATGAATCAAGTTTACGCATCCTGTCAATGATAACGGCGCAGTACTTTGGTTCCAGTTCCATGCCATAACACTTGCGTTTAAGTTGGTGCGCGGCTACCATTGTTGAACCGCTGCCGAGGTAAGGGTCTAATAATAAATTAGGAGCGTTTATCTTTTCAAATATCTTTTCCAAAAGTTTAATAGGCTTTTGCGTTGGGTGAAACCTTTTTTTATCGCTACTTACAAATCCTTGATGCGTTTCAGCAATTATATAAACCGCTCCGCTTCCATTATACCAAGCGACTTCTGCATCAGCCAAAAAGGCTTTGCCGTTTTCAAATCTTTTGTCCCATACAATCCAATTTCCTTTTGGTAACTTATCACTAAAACAGTTAGCCCCAAAAAATAAACAATTTTCATGAGTGGCTAAAAAAAACGAAGGGTCAAATGCTTTTTCGTCATCATGTATTTTATTATATTTATTTTCACTTGGTATTAATCCGCCCGTAAAACGCGTATAATCCGTATTCCAATCAATTCCATACGGAGGGTCTGTAAATACCATGTCCGCCTTCTCCCCGTTCATCAACCTTGCTACCGCGTCCGAGTCCGTGCTATCCCCACAAAGCAACCGATGCTCACCAATCTCAAACAAGTCACCAATGACAATGTCCGTTTCCATGCCTCCCTCTGGGACTTCGTAATCGTCCTCACTTGCCTCTAATTCCTCCACCGTGTCAAACTGCGGTATCTCCAACCCCCATGCCTCCAAGTCCACCACCTCCCAATCGTTCGCAAGTGTGTCCCAGTCCCATTCCCCGAAGGCGACGTTATCCGCAATGATGAACCGCTTCTTTTCTTCCTCAGTTAAATCGCTGCTTCGTTTTACCCATGCCTCATCCACGTCCGTGAATCCAAGTTCTTGCAAGGCGCGAAGCCTCATGTTGCCACCAAGCACCACGTTGTTTTCGTCAATGACCATTGGGCGAAGGGAAAGCATCTTAGGAAACTCAGTGATGCTTTGCTTTAGCTTTTGAAACTTTTCATCCCTCAGGACGCGTGGGTTATTCGGGTTTGGTTTAATATCCTTTAGCTTCATATTTTCTTCAGTAACTCTTTAATTAATCGCTTGTAAACCTTTGTTTCAATTTTCTTTTCCAACCGCCTTTGTGCATTGATTGCAGCCGCCCTTTCTTTCCATTGTCTTTCGGCTTCGGCGTCATAAAAAGCGCCTGAAGATTGTGGTTGATTAGTATTAACCGTGGTTTTTGATTCATACAAATCTTTAACCGTGTTTTCTTTTTCGTTTGGGTCAAACGATAAATTATTATTTCCTGCTGCTGTTATCATTATATTCCTTTTAACACTTGTTTTCTTTTGTTGTTGACTGTGAGCAAATTTCGCTCAGTCAAAAGCCATTTCCTGCCTGCCTGCAAATGATTGAAATAATCCCCATCCTTTGCCAATGCCTTTTCAAATTGATAATACAAATCGTCTGAACCCTCGTACAACCGCACCCCCGGAACATTGAACTCAGTTATTTCCTTCGGTGCATACGGAATGCAACCTGTGACAAGCATCTCCATGGCAAAGTTATTTGACTTGCTTTGATTGAAATTGTCATTTGTCAACGGAAACACGGCATAATGTGCCGCACTGTTTTTGATAAGCTCAAAATACTGGAAAAGAGAATTGTTCCACGGTATCACCTTTACATTGGGATACAATGTTTTTCCCAACCACTCAGGGATGCCAATAAATGCAACCTCGGTGTCCTTGCGTCCACTGACATAATGCCAAAATGTATCAACGGTTTTTAAATCCTCGATATGTGTCATTGAACCACGCCACAACACGCGTTTAACCTTTGCCTCCAGCTTATCAGGTGACACGGGGCAAAGAGGCGTTACTTGAAAGTCAATAGCATTTGGAATAACCATTATTTTACTTTCGTCAAAGAATTGCTTATAAAACTCTTTGAGAAAGGGTGTTGATACAATGGTATAATCCGCATACTTAAAAGCCTTTTCAACCGATTCTTTCACTTGAGTCTTACCGAAGTGTGCCGAGGCTGGATTCGCGGCGTTGACTTCGTGTAATAAATCGTCGTGGTCGAGAATGATTTTCTTTCCCATTTTCTTTGCCTCCGCGATCATGGATAACATACCGTCGCCGTTGGGGCGTTGGAAAAGGATAACGTCAACGTCGTAAAAATCGTACCATTTTACCGTCTCAGGATTCAAATAGGTAATGGTTAGATTTACCATTTGCGAACGAAGCCGCATGAATGGATTAACCGAACGGTAATAATCGGTCGTGGGGCTGGTTAAATTGGTTACAATGCCTAACCTCATTTGTGATTCTTTTGGTATGTGTCCAATAAAAGGTTTAAAACTTCTTCCATCGAGTGTTTGACATTTGTTTCCTTCCAGAGTTGAAATTGTAAATCAAGCAACTTCTTTCTTATTTTTTCGTCCCGATAGCTTACCGAAAAAACGGCGGCGGCTGGTTTATTGACATTCATTTTTCTTTTCTTTTAATCTGTAATATCTTTCCATTTGGTATTTATTTACCCTTTCTTTGTTCGCTTGATACCACGCCTGATTCCTCAACCTTTTTTCAGCCTTCTTTTCGGGCGTTTGATTCTGGTGATAAAGTCTGAAATATTCTCTTAACTTTTGCTTTTGGTACTCGGTCATGTTTTCCCGATACTGCCTTTGATACTCAGGTGTCATATTTAAAATGGTAGGGATTCGTCTTTTACCGTTGTTTCATCTGTCATTTTCGGGTTGTTCTCCCCTGCCGTTGCCTTGCCTCCAAACTCAATGTTATTCACCATGCACCGAATGATCCCCGTGGGTTCTCCGTTTTTCATATACGCATTCACGCCGCCTGTTCCTTCAACCACGACGTACGTTCCCTTTACTAAGTGCGGTGCAAGCTTGGAACCACGTTCACCCCACATTGAGCAAGTCACCCATACCGTCTTTTCCGTGGGATTGTTTCCAAATGTTTTTTCAGTGTGTGCCACGGAGAAGGAACAAACAGTGGTATCGCCAACCGATTTTATTTCAGCATCCTGACCAATGCGACCTGCAACTATTAATTTTATCATTGTATTTTTTCTTTCTGCAAAGATAATAATTTATTTGTTATCAAATTTAAAATATTTTTTAACAAAATTATTTATATCTTTGTGGCGCAAGTTAGTTTAGTGTTAAAATGTTTTGCGACGGCAAAAAGACGAAGATTAGATTCCTTCACTTGCTTCTAAAATTGTAATTATGGAAATAACAATGATTGTAGGATGGGCATTTATACTATTGAGTTGGATAATACCCCCTTTTATTAAAGATACACCTATTAAAGATGTATCCAAAAGAAGATTTGTAGCATTAATTTTAGCAACATTTGCATTAGGTATTTTCTTAGGTCATGGATTATCTTTATTTTAGTTAATTTAAAATTAATTAGCAAGGTGGCGGAATTGGTAGACGCAAGGACATCGTAATTGATTATAAAAAGGTCTCCGAAAAGTTGCAGGTTCGAATCCTGCCCTTGTTGCCCTACAAAAGGCAGACGTTAAACCAGAGTGAAATAGATGGTGGTTGTATTTCTAAAGTCTGTATTGTACCACCAAAGCAAGGTGGCGAAAGGTATCGCCAGGGCTAACCGTGTACGCAAGCTACCCAACGTTGAGCGGTGCACAATCGGGTTCGATTCCCGACCTTGTATTTTTTAAAAAACAAGGTGGCGGAATTGGTATACGCTTAAGGGTTTGGTGGAAGTCGCGACGTAAAATTAAAAAACAACCTTTAAAATCCACCGTGCAGGTTCGAATCCTGCCCTTGTTACAAAAACAAAGCAAATGATTGATAACAAATTCTTTTTCGACAAATCCGTTGAGCTTGGTTTTACCACGCGCGACTATGAACCCCTGGTAAACTTGCACACCAATGGCGCAAGGGTTTTGCAAATCATGGGTTGTAAATCTGTGTTCGAATTCGGCTCAGGACTTGGATTCTTTTTATCCGCGTGCCAGCGCGTGGGCTTGTATAATTACATGGGTTATGACATTAACCCGTATGAAAGGGAATTTGCGATAAGCAAGGGCGTTGAGCCGTCAAAATATATGCTTGCAAAGTGGGCTTCAAAATATCAACAGGGAAGGTATGAATTGAGGATAAAGGGAAAATACGATGCCATTTATTCCACCGAGGTATTTGAACACATGACCGACCAACAAATTTCCTTTGTCATGCCGATCCTTCACAAAGCCTGTAACAAGTATTTTTATTTTACATCCACGCCTTATGCCTCGGCGGATCCAGCGTTTGACATTGAATGGGGTCATATTAACCTGAAGCAAAAGGAACAATGGGTTGCCGTGTTTCAACGCCACGGTTTTGACTTGCTCAGGGAAACAACGGAGGTGACTCCGTGGGGGTTGTTATTTGTGAAAAGGGAGGGAAAGTAAATGGCAAACTTCATTAAAGCAGCCTTGGACAAGGTTTTGACAGAGGGAAATCAATTTCCGTCTGTGACATACGAAACCCCTGAAGCCGTGGTAAAATACATGGAAATGCAAAGCGCACTTGGGAATCCAGGGTGGAAAAAAAGGAAAAAGTAATTAATATTTTGTATATTTACGTATTCTTTAAATCGAAGTAGAGGTCAATTTAAAGAACTTTGAAGCAAGTCCTACATTGTTTCACTTTGCCCCGATGAACCTCTACTCATTGGGGCATTTTTTTATACTTATGCAAATATTAAACATTTATGAATCGCACGAACTCGAAAGATGCGAGGTAGTTATTAAACAGGGCTTACAAACCTTCATTGAGGTTGGACAGGCATTAATGACTATTAGGGAAAAACGATTGTATCGAATTGGTTTTAAAACGTTTGAGGATTATTGCGTTGAAAGATGGTCGATGGACAAAAGACACGCAAACAGATTAATACAAGCGTCTGAAACAATTAGCAATTTGGGACCCATGGGTCCCGTTTTACCACAAAGCGAAAGACAAACAAGACCCCTTACAAGTTTGGAGCCTGAAATTCAAAAAGAGGTTTGGACAGAAGTTGTCAAGACACATGGTGACAATATTACAGCTGCAAAGGTTCAAACAGTTGTTAATAATTGGAAACCTGTTGATATTGAAGTTAAGGAGGCTAAAGCAAATCCAATGTTTTCTCCAGACATTGAGGTAATTATTGAAGACAAAAAGTCGAAAGCTCACGTTTCAAATAATTCAGGCGAAAACGAATGGTACACTCCCGAATGTTATATAGAAAGTGCAAGGCTTGCAATGGGTAGCATTGATTTAGACCCCGCTTCGTCTGAAATTGCAAATCAAACGGTTAATGCAAATTTATTTTACACTCAGGAAGAAGACGGGCTTTCTAAAGAATGGTTTGGTAATATCTGGATGAATCCACCCTATTCACAACCATTAATATTTCAATTTATATCTAAGTTAGTTGAATCAAATCAAGTAAATCAAGCCATTGTTTTGGTAAACAACGGAACAGAAACAAAATGGGGTCAATTATTAATGAAGCATTCAAGTGCTGTTTGCTTCCACCAGGGTAGAATTAGGTTTATTGATAAATACGGGAACTTAGGGGATGCACCTTTACAGGGGCAAATGATTTGTTATTTAGGTTCTGAGGTAAACAATTTTGTAAACGAATTTAATCAATATGGAACAATCTTACGAAAGGGGTGATATAAAATTTAAAGGCAGGGCAAAGCAGTTGAATAGCTTTTCTGGAATGATAAGAAGAAGGAATATTACGCCAACCGACATTGATGGAATCATTGATTATGGTGGAAAGGCTTTTGTTATTCTTGAAGGAAAATACGGAGATGCTGAATTACCAAAAGGTCAAAAAATGGCACTTGAAAATTTAGCAAATACAATTCTATCCGCTAATAAAAGAGTTGTTGTAATTATTTACAGGCATTTTGTTCATGATACAAATAAGGATATAAATGTATCAAAACAATTGGTAAGCGATATTTATTTCAAAAGAAAATGGGATAAAATTACAGTTGAAAAAAATGTATTAGAAGTCATAGAAATGTTTGAAAACCATTGCGATAATAATAATTATCAAATATGAAAAACATATAAATAAATTACTTATCTTTAATCATTCTTTTGAACGAGGTGCAAGTCATTCAAAAGAACTTCGGGACAATATCCGCATTGTTTCAACTAACCCAGTAGCCTTGCACCTGCTGGGTTTTTTTATACATTTTTATGAATAAGTTAAATAACAAAATCAAGGATAATTTTACTATTATCCCCAATGACATTATCCGAAACAAAAGCCTGAGCGACCGCGCCCGCTTCATCTTTTGTTACATGGCTTCCATGCCAGACGATTGGAAATTTTATCAAGGCGCAATGGCAAAGGAACTTGGATACACAAAGGACACTTTGAGGAAATACATTGAAGAACTTTTGACAACAGGTTACCTTCATCGGGAACAAAGAAGGGAAACGGGTAAATTTGATAGTTACGATTATACCCTGAATTTTACACCGAGTGGTAAAAAAGCCGACACGGTAAAAATCCGCAACGGAGAAAAACCGACACGGGAAAAGTCGGCACTAATAAATAAAGACTTGGAACAAAGAAAGATTATAACAAATATAGACTTTGAACAAAGTATTGAAAATCCAATGGATTTTACCGACTTTACAAAAGTTGAAACAAATCTCCAAAGCCCCAAAGTAAACCCTTTTACCTTGATTGCAAATCTTGAAAAAGAAAAAACTTCGGGTAAAAAAGAAAAAGCCGACCGCCAGCCCTCCCCCACGTACGCCGCCTTCACCGTGTTTTGCCAAACGTTTGAAGCGTTATCGGGTGCAGCGTACCCAACCGACCAGAATGGACATTACATCATGATGCCAAAAGATGCAGGGCAAATAGGAAACCTCATGCGGTACATTGACAAAATAGATAAGCATGGCAATAGCATTGAGGCATTGAAGGTGTTTATCCAAGCCGCGTGGTCATTACCTGACAAATGGTTAAAAGCAAATTTCACGGTAGGCAACCTTTACTCCCAGGCTTCAAAGATATTTACCGCATACCAAACGACAAGCCCAGCGGCAAAGGACAAAGCGTATAATGACAGGATTCAGGAATTGCTTGCAGAACGCATGGCAAAGTTTCAAGATTAATAAAACCAACCAATTATGAACAATTTACCAATGATTGCAAACCGCGTGGAAGAGAAAATACAAGATGTGCAGCTTGTTATCCAAAACCGCGAACTTAGAATTTTTAAAACAGGGACAAAGGAAGCCATTCCAAAGATTGCCCAAACCTTAAGCCAACTTCTCCCCGTGTATGGCATTGAGCCAAAGCCCGAACACTTGATGGAGGTCACCGAATTTGTATCAAATTACAAATTACTTGCCGTCGATGAAATTAAACTGGCATTTGAAAAGTTTGCCAAACAAGAACTTGATATTAACGACCATAAACTTTATGGCAAAGTTGACCTTCATGCTATTGGGCGAATAATCACGGCGTATATAACGTGGAGGCAAAAGATTTACTTTGCCATGGATTCCGATTTGCAGGCGAAGAAGGAAGAAGAAGAAAGGATTAAACGCCTGGGGAAAGTGGCTGAGGAATACGATAAGGACTTTGATAATAAGCTGAAAAACTTTCAAAAGCCGTTGGAAGAAATACCCGTATTTTGGTACGACGAATGTGTAAAGCGTGGTTATATCAATGAATGGGGCGAAGGAGAAAAGGAAGCCTTGTGGGCTGAGGCTCAGGAAATGGCAAAGAACGAAAAGCCAGATTCTGATAATTTAATTGATCGCAAGAACCACATGAGGAAAATTGAGGAAGGAAATATGCCACGCGCCCGCGCACTTGCTTACAAGTTAGCCGTCTGGCGCAAGGTGTTATTAAGATAAGTTTCATAATTTGGTTTTGTTTTGGTGGGGTATAGAAATTATACCTCACTTTTTTTTTAATTTATTTTTGTAAATATTTTTTTCTTTCAATATTTAATATTAAATTTACGTATTGAAAATATTTTAAAACTTACCAAAATGAATATTACGAAATACACCTGCAAATGTACCCTCGATAAAAAGCTGGGTCACTTTGTACACGTCAATTTCTCCCACGGCTTCGGCTTGTACGGGCAAACGTCGCCGCATTCCCCTGATGATAACATCGAGATCCACGGCTGGACATTTGAGCCAGAGGACATTGACCTTGAGTTATACCCAAAAATCAACCGTTACAACCTCATGCCTCTTGTGGCTGAGAACGAAATGGACTGGGTAATTATGAATAATCAATCACTTTAAAACAAACCAAAGAATGGAAAAAATTGAAAGCACTTTCACAAACAACAGCCTAACAAGGTATTATGAGGAACGTATCGTATATCTTGAAAGCGAAAACGAAAGATTAAGAAATGAGGCACGCGCCGACTTTTTGATTGTTCTTGATTTCTGGATTTACTCTCAAAGAATGATTGAAGTTTATGTTATTTGGCATAAAGAAGCCCAACATAATCACTATCTTGATTGCATAAAAACAATGTTACAAACATTGGAGGCGCACGAAACAAGGGTTTTGGATACTAGTACAAATAAGTTAAGAATTCAAGTTATCGAGGAATGTAAAGAAGCTATTATTAAATGCCAACAAATAACCGCAGCAAGATGATTAAGATACAAGACTTCGCGTTAAACGCCTGTATATCCATTTGCCCCAACCACATTGTTGAACCAAAGCACTTGCAAAAATGGTGGAGGGAAAAAGGAATAGGCGAAATTGAAAAATACTTTTGGACTGGAAAGAAAATAAGTTACAATCAGGAAATAGACTGGAAGGCAATAAGTGACCACAAAAAACAAATGTGGTACGATTCTCAAAATTTTCAAATTCAAGCAGGAAATGAATATTCTCAAAGGAAGGGTTAAATACACGGCAGGCAAAGTTTTTGAAGGTCAATACGGACCTTCCATCAACGCCGTCATAACATTGGACAACGGCACGGAGGCGCGCGTTTACGGAAAAGCCGACGATGCAAAGTTAATGGCATTGAAGAAAGACGATGCCGTGACCGTTATCCACGACGGCAAATCTTACAAAGTAGCATTCGATATGCTCACAGCGAACGAAATACCTGAAAAGGTACAAACACCCACCGAAGGCGCAAACGTGCAGCAGGCGGCAAATGTACCGCTTAAAAACAACGGTAAATTGACACACGACGAAATAACGGAGAAAGCCACGCTTATGACCTCGGTTTACGCTGACATATTTCACCAGTTGCAAGCCTCAGGACTTGAGCCTGCCCAGGCGCAACCTGCCGCCGCGACGATATTTATTAAATTAGGAAATTATTTTTAATCAATTTGGTACGTTTTTTCCCCAGCCTGAAACATGGCTGGGGTTATACCGCGCCGCAAAACAAAAAAGAAACATGGAAAACCAAGAAAAAGAAACGTCGTTGGAATACTTTTACGACAAGGTGTTAGACGCTTCCGAGTTTTACGAAAGCGAATACCAAGCCATTGTCGATGCTTTGAATGAGGCAAAGAAAATGTATGCTGAGGAAATTATGAACGCCTATAAAGACGGTTGGATAAAAGGTGCTGAAGTATTTTTTAAACCTAATGAAAATATATAACCATGCTCCTTCCAAAAAAATACATATCAGTCAGTCAAATAAACCTTTGGTACAGTGACCGCCAAAAGTATATTAACCGTTACTTTTTGAACATTCCTGAAGAACCATCCATTTACATGGACTTTGGCAAGCGCTTTGCCGAGGACACGGAGGCGTTTATTAAAAATGGAATAATCATGGAAACCTTTCCAGATTTTTACATTGACAAAATACAAAGCTTCAAAGGACTTGAGGCTGAGAAACCGATAAGCCTGAGTATAAACGACATTCAAGTCGTTGGTTATATAGACGCGTGGGATAGGGAAAATAACCGCGTTATCGATTTTAAAACCTCAGGGAGACCGTGGACAATGCACACGTTGCACAATAGCCTTCAAATGAAAGTTTACGCACTGGCAATGTTTGTAAATGGGGACACAATCCCAGAAAGCCAAATCAACTGGCTGGGAACAAAGATGACCAAAAACGGCTTATCTTTTACGGGCGAAAGTTATGAATTAAATCATACCTTTGAAATGGATGACTTACTTAAAGCCATTGTTTTAATTGAGCAGACTTGTAATGAAATCAGCGAGGTTTATAAAAGTTTTTTACATACCCATAAAAATGGAAGCCATGACAGATGACTTGGAAAATGAATTGAAAAAGATAATGAAATCAGAAACAAGGGGGCTAAGGTTCAATGATGAAAAAATCAGGTATGACTTAATCCCCCCGTTGGCTCACCGTGAATGCGCCAAAGTTTGGACAAAGGGTTTGGATAAATACCCCGCGGGCAACTGGGAAAAGGGGATGCCATGGAGCGAAGTAATCGCCTCAGCCTTGCGTCACTTGGAAGCCATTCGCCTGGGAGAGGACATTGACCAAGAAAGCGGTTGCCTTCACGCCGCGCACTTGCAATGCAACGCGCAAATGTTGACTGAATATTATTTTACTAAAAAGGAATTTGATAACCGAAAAAAATACGATTTATGAAACAAACGGCAGTTGAATGGTTGATAGAAAAATTAAACCAATGCGAACCAATGTACAGTGGTGTTCAATCAAACGAACACAAAGAACACCTTGAAAAATTAGTGCAAATATCGAAAGAAATAGAAAAAGAACAGATAATTTATGCTCATATTTCAGGCGTGCAATCAATATCAGGTAAAATGAGGCATCATTATAATAATGCATTAGAATATTACAACGAAACTTATAAAAACGAAGCAAAATGAAAAAACAAACGGCAGTTAAATGGTTAGTAGAACAATTACCATTAATTCAACAAGAAGGATTAAGAGATGAAATTAAACAAGCCAAAGAAATGGAAAAGGAGCAACATGAAATGACTTTTAATGAAGCACTAAATGAACATTCCAGTCTTTCGTTTGAAAAATATTACGAAGAAACTTTTGAAATTAGCTTCTTTATTTGAAGGTAAACCTAAACAAATACTTGAAAAAAAACAAAAACGAAACAAAATGATTTTAACCGACAAAACCATCATTGACGAAATTACCGAAGGAAACATCGTTATTGATCCGTTTAACCCTGAGAACCTTGGCACCAATAGCTACGACCTTACTTTGTCAAATACCTTGGTACTTTACACGGAGCGCGTATTGGATGTGCGAAAGAAAAACCCATCCGCACCAATGATTATTCCCGATGAAGGATTGATTCTCCAGCCTGGCATTGTTTACCTTGCTTCCACGGTGGAATACACGGAAACCATGAAACACGTACCAATTATCCAAGGCAAAAGTTCGCTCGGAAGGCTCGGTTTATTTGTCCACGTGACCGCAGGATTTGGCGACGTTGGATTCAAAGGGCATTGGACGTTGGAGCTTTTGACGGTTCAACCGTTGAAGATTTACCCAAACATGAAGATTGCCCAGCTTACTTATCAGGACATAAGCGAGATGCCAAATATTTCGTACGATAAAAAGCAAGACGCAAAGTATAGTAATCAGGGGAAAGATCCAGTTGCCTCAAAGAATTATTTAAACAAGCAGCCATGAACAATAAACAAATAACTATTTTATATAGAACGCTTTCTATTATTTTTGGCTTAATATCTTTAATTGCTGGAATAAGATTGCTTTATGTTTTTATTAATTGGTATTTAAACAAGCAGCCATGACGGACGAAGAAAGGGAAAAGCAACGGGCGTATGACCGTGAATATTATCGGAATATGCCAGCCTTCCAAAAGGATAAACGAAAGGCGGCGGTTAATATAAGGAATAAAGACAATTACTGGAAGTTGACGGACGAAGAAAGGCAGATTAAAAAAGACAAAAGCCTTGCATATTATTACGCGAACATTGAGGCATTGAAAATTAAAGCAAAGGCATATCGTGAACGAAAATTAAAAAGTAAATATGAGTGACGAAGAAAGGAAAGCAAAGCGCGCCGCTTATGTGGTTCAATGGAGAAAAAATTTAAGCCGCTTCCAAAAAGAAAAAAGACGGTTAGAAATGAATGAGTACCGAAGGAAGGCGCGCGAAAATTGGACGCCTGAGTATTTGGAAAAAATGAGGGAAAGAAATAGGACTTATTATGCAAAAAATAAAGATATATTATTAGCTAAAATGGCAATTTACCGAAAAAAAAAACAAGAAAATCATGATGACTGAAAGAGAAAAAGAAAAGTTAATCAAAGATGCCGCCAACATCTTCGTTGCCGCTGGCGGAATTGTTACCTTGGCTTATGCCATTTATTTTATTATTCACACTTTAAAAAATTGGTATTAATGAGCAAATTCGAAATTAAGTACAATGACAAACGAATGATCATTGAGGCAGATTCGGTTGAAAAGGCTTTGGAGCAATTCAAAGAATTAAAAATCGATGTGCAAAACTTTGAGATAAGCATTTCAAAGTTTGGCGAATACAGGAAGTAAATGTGAGTTAGTGAGTTTTTAAAAGTGTTCTAATTCATGTCCGCGTCAACCGATGCGGACATTTTTTTTTATTTTATCATTGTAAATATTCTTTATTATAAATAATTATATATATATTTACAAACGAAATTAATTTACCAGTTTAAAAACCAATTTTATGAAAGACAAAATCATTGATTATGTTCCACAAAACAAACGCCTCCCCTATCAAGTCGCCGCAGGTGTTGGCGTTGCCTTCGTGGTTGGGTTAATTTATTCCCCAATCAATACCCAATATCAATATACCTCATTCGTGCCAGTTATTGAGCGCGATACCGTGTACGTTCACAAAATAACAACGCTTACCTTTCCCGCAAAGGAAGAAAAAGGCGAAGTCGACGAAAGCGCGTATGGCTCACGGTCATACGGTTGGGAAATACGAAAAATGAATATCCATGAACTTCGAAAAACATTGCAAGGCAAAGGATTCAGAAACCTCGATAAAATCGACTTGTTTAAAATGCGTCGTATATGGCTGGCTTATTCTTACGAATCCATGCTTATGAATGTACACCACCTGACCGACTTCCCCGTTTCCATGATCTATTCCTTTTTCATCATTGAGGCAACGACCTCAGGCGTTGAGACCGAACTTTGGCGCAAACACGCCAACGCTGGAGGCGTGAAGGCTTTGAAAAATCAAAAGTCAGTGACGTACAAAACACGGGAGGTCATTCGCGGACGTGACAAATACATTCGCGCCAAGTTCATGAGTGCAAGTACCACGGAAGAAGGGATGAAGCTTTGGGCAGACGTTTTAAATTCTGGAAGGTACGCCGCCTGTAAAAAGGCAAATTACAAGTTGAAAGGCATACGGTTATACGAATCCATTTGTAAATGCGTTTACAAATCAGGGTATCACACGGACACAGATTACAAGTTTCGCGCCTCGCTTATGGCTGAGTTCTGGGAATTGAAAAAGAATCATTACCCATTGAAAGGCAAAAGAGACGAATTTTAAATTATTTTGCATTTATTTTTGTAAATATTTTTTTGTTTCAATATTTAATATTAAATTTACGTATTGAAACGAACGAAAGATATTTCACACAACAAAAACAAAACAAAATGACATCAATTAACTTAGGAAACATCGGTTGCAAAACTCAGGCAGAAAAAATTAAGGCTAAATTACAAGGTCAATCATGGATGAACTTTGAAGTTATTATTTGCTCTATGCAAAATAACTGGCCTGTAACAATAGCGACCGAAGATACATCGGTAACTAAAAAGCAATTAAGAAGAATGGTAACATTTGTTTTAGCAACCGAATTATAATCACCTCACAGGGCAGCGCCCCCAGCTGCCCTACTTTTTTACACACAACAAAAAACAAATTAATCATGGAAAAGAATTTTAACAACCTTCAATTTAAATGGACATTCGAAAGTATTTCGGATAACATTCCAACTATCATGCTTTTAACAATCGTTTTAACGTATGGCATTAACGCCTACCTAACCGCCATTTTTCTCCCGATTGACTTTTGGCTTGCGATTATTGCCGCCAGTATCTTGCAACTCGGACGCTTTGCCGTGGTTTTCATGGACTTCCTGAATCCAACCAAAGGGCGAAGCACTTACCCTCCGAAGATTGCCCTGGGCGCGACGCTTGTTGCCTTGGTTGAAATCTTCTTCGGGTTGCAGGAAAAGTACGAAGGCGGCGAATTTATCACCATGTTTCTTTTCGTTGGAACCATTGTTGTTTTCGGTTATTTACTTGAAATCAACTTTGTTGACAAGGGCGTGGAAGCATACGGAATCAACACACCTGAGCCAAAGCCAAAGCGCAAAAGAAAACCACGCGTAAAGGTTGAGGCAAAAGAAAACAATGAAACAACAGGAACAACGGCAAAAAACTTTGTATCTTCATTCAAAACAATAACACTTTGAGGACACTTATAGGGGTTGACCCAGCGTTAAGAATAAAAGGAATGGCTGCCTGTATTATCGTAAACCAAACCATGATTTTTAAAAGATATAAAAGGTTTGTCGATTTTATAAAAGACGTTGAAAATTGGATGATATGGGACAACCCGATTATTTTAGTTGAAGATTCAAGCCTTCAGAATGTGACCTTTAATAATTCAATCAACCGCGCGATTCTTTCCCGAATGAGCCGCAACGTTGGCATGAACCAAGCCGCTTCGCGAATTGCTTATGAATGGATAAAAAGTTATGATTTGGAAGCATACAATATCAGCCCTGAGGCAAAGGGTAAAAAGTTTAACAAAGACGTGTTTATGAAAGTTGTCGCAAGTGAGCGACTGAAATTTGAACCAGATTTTAAACCAGCCAAAATAAGTCAAGACGAAATCGACGCTTTTTTCCTTGCGCTTATGGCAAAAAATTACATTAAAAGATGATTTATATATGTAAAAATTGCAGCTCTGAATCAAATAATATTGATTTTGGGGAGTATTGCGAAGATTGTGGGGATTTTACAAGGGAAAAAATCATGCCTATGAAAAGAGAATATACGCATGATTTGATTTGGCAAAAGTACCTAGAGGATAAATGCCCTGTTTGCGATGGTAAAGTGGATTCTGATTCCCAATATTCGCACACCGAAAACGGAGGCAAATGTATGGCAAAGTATTTTGCTTGTGACAGCTGTTTAAGCCGTTATACCGTTGGATACAACAGAAGCCGTCAACCAATAATGTGTGAAATAACCTATAACGCTGTACACAAATAAAACAAAGTAAACATGGAAAATAACGAATTAACAGACGGATTAACGAATGAACAATGGAAGGAGGCGCAAAGATGTTTTAACGCCCGTCCAAAGCCTGTCCGCTTTGCCGACACGGTAAATAGCAAACAATCGGTAATAAATTTTTACCTGAACCCTTTGATTCCTGAGACAATGCCTACTTATCAGTCAATGAATAAAGAAAGAATGATAAGCATTTGTTACCAACTTTATCACTCAAAGGAAACCGATACTCTAAAAGAATCAGCCGCAAAGCTTATAAAACTTATAATTGATTGATTACTAATTTGTTGAATTGTTGATGTGTATATCGGGGCTGGCATTTGAACCAGCCCTTTTTTATTTAAAAGATTACCCCCTGCGTTTTCGCGTAATCAACCACCGCCCTTGCATGAGACAAAGCCAACGTATTTTGGAACACTGGGTCAAACATCATTAAAGCATCGTGGTAATTTGTAAAGAATCCATTTTCGCTCAATACCGCTGGCATATTTGTTTGAGTAATAACGAAAAAACTTTCTTCTTTGTCCTTATCCCCGTCCGTGGTATCCATGCGATAAACCCATTTAGGGAAAGCCTCCTGAACTTCGTTAAACAAGAACTCAGCGTAAATGTCCGACCTTGTTTTGCCCTTGCTCGTAAACACTTCAAATCCCCTTGCATTGGGCGAAGTCGCCGCGTTGCCGTGAATGCTGAGGTATAACGAATCTTCGTAATTTTTTGCGTTGATATTTGCCTTCGCCACGCGCTTTGCCAAAGTTAAATCCAAGACAGGATCGTAAACGCGCACCACAGGAAAGCCCCAGTCAATTAAATACTGCTCAATCTTTGCCGCAACGTCGCGGTTGAACACGCCCTCAAAGAACCACCCGTAACCATGGAACTTTGCGTTGTTATGCTGAGCGCACTTTGACGGATACGTGGTATAATTGTAAGGTAACTTTTTCTTTGCGTCAATACCTCCATGACCAGCGTCGATGAAGATGCAAAATTTAGATGCTTTCATATTTTGATATTTTTAAGGGCGATGTAAATCAATACACCGCCCTGATAGTCGCCCAAGGTAGCGATTCTTCTGCGCCTATAACTTGAATCCGATAAGGGCAAAAGCTGCCGATACCAAACCTAATTTTGCTGGCAATTTTACCTCAATCTCTTTTCCTGCACATTCCCTCGATGTCTCTTTAATCTTATCCCAAATGATTTGAGCCAGTTGGATGTATTCGCGCCACGTGAATTTTACTTTGTTGCCTTCCAAGTGTACATTGATTTCACTTGCAAGTTCCGCAAAGTTCA